TTATATATTATTATGTGTAATAATGAAAAAATTAAGAAAAATGTTGAAATCTAACACTAATGAATGTTGCATAAATTATAAATCATAGTAATTATAAAAAATAAAAACATGTCCAAAACAGAAAATCTTAATTTTATAGAATATTCAAACAGAAATGAACTAATGAAAGAAGATATTTTTCAACAATACTTGTCAAGAAAAACAATTGGAGAACAAAGAATCAAAGACACAGCCTCACACCTGATGAGATATTGCAATATCCAAAAAATGACATTAACAGATTTATACGAAGAAGCTGATTATGAAGAAGAACAAAAAATACGGGAAAAACACAAAAAATTAACTTCTAGGTTAGAAACAATAAGAACGGAATTACAAAAAAGAGGATATGCTACAAGTGTAATTCAACAAACTTTCAGCACAATCAAAACATTCTATAGGACAATGCGTATAGAGATCCCATATGTTCCATCCATTCCTCTACCTCAAATACAAAAAGATTATGACGACATACCCCATAAAAATCATATACAGCAAGCTTTAGATACTACTAATAATAAATTACATAAAGCACTTATTCTATTCATGTTTTCATCATGCTCTGCCATGGCTGAAACATTATCTCTCACTTGCCAGTCATTTGTTGATGCAACTAAAGAATACCACGATGAAAAAGAAATCACAGATGTTATAGAAGAATTAGGGGTAAAAAAGGACATAGTCCCTTTTTTCACAATGTATAGGCAAAAAAGAAGCAGATCTTACTCAGGAGGATATAAATACAAAACATGCTGTACTCCTGAAGCAACCCAGGCCATAATTAAATATTTAAAAAATAGATTAAATAAAGAAAAAATTTTAAAAAATACAGACAAATTATTTAATATTGGAGTCGCTGGCGTTGAAAGTGCATTTGAAAGAATAAACGATCATAAAGATAATAATTGGGGTAAAGTAGCCAATACTCGATTTTTCCATCCACACGCAATGAGAACAGCAGGGTGTACCGCCATAGAAAATGAAGCGGATGGAGACATGTTCGCAGGACGTAAAAGAAGTAATATACATGAAACTTACTTTAAAAAAAAGCCATGGAGAATAAAAGAAATCTACCTTAAATACATCCCAGATTTAACTATTGAAGATACTGAAGTTAATATATTAAATGATGAAGGTACTAAAAAACTTCAACAAATTGAAAATGAAAAACAAGCTCTTGAACAGAGAGTAGTAGCCTTAGAAAATGATAATAAAACTATTGAAGATCTTAAAAAACAAACTCTGCAAATGCAAAAAATAATACAAGACATGCAAAAATAACTAAGTTTTTTCTTAGATCTATCTATTATATATTATAAAAATTATTTCTTAACTTTTTCTCATTTTCAAAATTCACTCATTAATCCATTCTACGATTATCTATTTTTATTTTTTGTTATAACTTATTAATAATACTTTACAAAATTAATAAGATATTACTAAGGAATAAATTTATATATAACAAAATTTAAACAATTAAATTAATCAAAGAAAAATGGGAAAATCAAATAAGAAAATTTATAATGAAAAATAATAAAAAATAATATTAGGTGTCAACTATTTGCATCTAAGTGTGGGGGATTATATTATGAATTTTGAAACTGAGTTAATGAATCTAAAAGAACTCCACTACAATGAAAATTATAAAATTATGAGGTGAAAAAATATGAACAATAAAAAAATAATAATATTGCTACTATTCTTAGGGATAATGGCTGTATCAATATCATCGGTTAATGCAATAACTTTAGATGAGAAAACTGAGGCTAAAAAATTACTTAATAGCATAAATTCAGATATTCCAATTATAAATAGTTTCAAAAAAGGAGACATACTTTCTTTAACTGAAATTTCTAAAAATAATAAAGAGTTTAAAGTAATTAAAGTAAAAACTGTTGAACATTATAGTAGTGGAGGAGCTATAGTAAAAAAGAATGGGAAATATCAGAGCAAATATAGAAATTATGATAAAATAAGAATCACTGATCTTTTTTTCGAAAAAAAGAATAATGACCAATATAAATATTATGATTGGGAAATTAAAGAAATTTACGACAAAACTACAGGTTATAGCTATGTTCCTGCAAAGAAAGGCGATTGGATTAAAGTATATAGCACTTCACCACCTAAAACTATTGAAACAAAAGGAAAAGTCTATAAAATTAAGTACTACACAATTTTACAAGCGATTAATTCTAAAAAAGCTAAAAAAATTAAAACTGTTGGAGAAAAAGCACTTATTGGTTATTATAATATTTATAAAATGCCTACATTTAAATATGGTCAGTATAAATGGGCTAACTTTAAAGGAAATACTTTCACTTATGGTAAATCATATCTAGGATATTATATTAATCATTTGAAAGATTACGGATATTATAATTCATACCATAGAGTTTATAAAATTTCCCCAAAAACTTCTAATTTTCTGGGATCAAACATATTCAGTAAAAAACCTACAACTTTCAAAATATATGTAAAAGCATGAAACTAATCCATTCAAATTGAGGTAATGTAATGAATATTAAAGAAGATAAAGGTTTAATCTTGATAATAGTAGGTATAATTTTGACATTAACAATAGTTTTGTTTTTCATAGGAATTCCATTAATAGCAATTGGAGCATACTTGTTAAACAAGAAAGTAAGTGATCAAGAAAAGAAACTAGATGAACAACTAATAGAAAAAAGAAATGAACTATCTAATATTGACAAAAAATTAGAACAAATGGAGAAAGAAAAAGAACAGGAAATAAATAATAAACTAAAAGAGAAACAAAATCAATTAGATAATATAGATGCTACATTGGAAGAAATGAAAGAAAAGCAACAAAAAGAAATAAATATTTTGTTGGAGGATAAAAAAAATCAATTAGATAATATAGATAATACATTAGAAAAAATGGAGCAAGAAAAACAGATTGAAATAAATAATAAAATAAAACTGAAACAAGTTCAATTAACTAATTTAGTTAATGATATTGAAGAGAGAAAGGAAAGGTTGGGTTTTTTAGATGATGAAGCTGAAATGCAAGAAGTAGGATTATATGAACCAAAATATGACTTCATAACAGCTGTAGCTTATAAAGAAAAGTTAGATGAACTTAGAAAGAAACAAAAAGATTCTGTAAAAAATAAAACCGCGGCAGTGAGTGGAATATGGATTGTTGAGGGAGATACAAGAAAAGGAAAAGCAATGGCTCATGCTAACATAAAACAAATAATTAAGAATTTTAATTTAGAATGTGAAATAACAATAAGTAAAGTAAAGATTTCTAATAGAGAAAATTCAATTAAAAGAATAAAAAGATCATTTGAATCATTAAATAAAATAAATAAACCAAATAAAGTAGAAATCACTTCACATTATTTAAATCTTAAATTACAAGAACTTGATTTAGCTATGGAATATGCACTTCAAAAACAAGAAGAAAAAGAGGCAATAAAAGAAGCAAAACAAAGAGAAAGAGAAGAACGGAAAATACAAAAACAATTAGATGATCAACTTAAAAAAACCACTACTCAAAAAAAGCAATTGGAAACAGAAATTGAAGCAACTAATAACCTATTACAAAAAAGCAAATCCGACAAAGAAATAGAATTATTAAAAAGTAAACTCAAAGAGTTAGAATTGGCTGTTGAAAAAAGCAAAAAAGATGAAAAAGATATAAAAGATAAAAGAAAGCGAACAGGTGCAGGATATGTATATATTCTATCCAATATAGGTTCTTTCGGAGAAAATGTCTATAAAATAGGGGTAACAAGAAGAGATGATCCTATGGGTAGAGTTACTGAATTATCTGATGCATCAGTTCCATTTAGATTTGATAATCATGTGTTTATTTTTAGTGAAGAGGCTTTTGAATTAGAAAAAGAATTACATGGTAGGTTTGATCATAAAAGGGTGAATAAAGTAAATATGAGAAAAGAATTTTTTAATATTACATTAGAAGATGTTAAAAGAATTGTTGAAGAAAATAAGGAGTTAGTGCATAGTTTTGTAGAGAAAGCAGAAGCACAAGAATATTATGATACTTTAAAAATGATAAAATAACTAACAAAATATTATAATAATATTTTATAATATTATTTTTTCTTTTATAATTTTTTAATTTTTAATAAAAAGTATTACTATTTCAGATAAAACACCGTGTTTTTCTCAAAAATATGGAAAAAGTAGGTAAAAAAGTATTACTCATAATTGAAATATTGAAAAAATATTAATATTTAATTTAATAATTTCTTAGAAATATATGTAAAACTATATAATAAATGAAAAATAAAGTTTAAAATTGCAAATAGTGGTTTTTAGTAAGGCTAAATAGCAGGTACTGGTAATACCTTTTAGCTATTTGCCTTACACGGAAAACCCCATTAAAAATGATACCAAAGGAGCATATTTTAAAATGGGAACCATTTATAATTATGGTTATAAGAATTATATAAAGTTTTTTAATCTTAAGCGAAGCTTAAGTATTTTCTTAGCGTTAGCTATATTCAAAATAAAGAAATTTAAAAGCAAAAAAAATAATTATTCTCTTTTTTTAATATATTCATCTAAAACATTAACAACTAATTCTGTCAAAGTAATGTTTTTTTTAATAGCTTCTATTTTTAGGTCATTTTTCAAATCTATAGGTAAATTTAAGGATGTTTTTTTAACTTCTCTCATTCTATCACAGATATTATTTATAAATTTCATTGTTTATATATTTTTCTTCTTTATAATATATATATTAGATTTTATAAGAGTATAAGAAGAAAAGTATATATACTACTATACAGATAATATAAATAAGAAAGTTTGAAACTGGTAATTTTAAACTTTCGAAAATCCAAAGGAGCATATAAAAAATGAAAGTTTTAGGTAATGAGAAGGTGATCTCTTCTCAAAAAAGTGTAAAAGATCTAGACGAAATAATAAGTGAAAATAATCTCTTGAAACAAGAGAATATTAAGCTTAAAGAAGAAAAAGAATATATTTTAAATAAGTTTTCTTCTTATGTAGATTCAGTAGAAAATAGTTTAAACGATATTAAGCTTGAGAAATCAAGTAAGACTAATTTTAAAAGTGAGACTACAATCTCTAATGAAGGAGTTGTAGCGAATGAATAAGGCTGCAATAGCTGATTTCCAGTACAAGGTTAATTCTTTAAATCAGTATGAAATAGCTGATGAAGCTCTTAATAAAATCTTCAAAAAGCTTGAAGCTGAAAATAATGGATTACTCTATTCGCAACATTATCCTCTTGAAGGAGGAGATGTTGATCAATATGGTAATTATTACCGCAATCAAATTAAGATCAACAAAGAAGGCAGTATTTTCTTAAGTGCTAAGCATATTGGGGAAATATGCAATGACACCCAACACATCGGTGTAGAGGAATTTATTAAGACCGGTGGAGATCTAGAAGAACTCACAAATACTATTTTTCAAATAGCTTCTGATATTGCAGAAGCACAAAAAGTGACTACTCACGGCCTTGACAAATTTATTATAACTTTGGAGGCTCTTTTATGATAGTCGAAGGAGTTCGTATAAGATATACGATTGAAACGGATTCTTTTTTAGAAGACATTGGTAAAAGAACTACATATGCTTTTAATCCCAATTTAGATTTAAGGGATGATGAAGCTATATCTATCTTTAAAGAAAAAATCAAGAGTGGAGAATACAAAGGAAATGTTAAACTTATTAAAAAAGTTAAAATTCCACAAGAATTTTTTCCTCTGAAAACTGTTCTAGCTGAGGAGGTATTATAATATGCCTTCTTTAATTAGATATTTAAGATATAATTATCCTGTCCAATTGGGGATAATTACAGCTATTTTTATTATAATGTTAGTTTTTATTCTAGCGTTAGCTATCAACGAGCCATCTCCTCAAACCTTGATTACAGGAGTTTGATTATCATGAGTATTGAATCAGATGTCAATATTATATTAATATTGTTTAATGGCTGTGAAAAAACCTTGTATGACAATAAAAGATTTAGTATAAGGTTTGATGAAGCTATAGAAGGATGTAAAAATGATACTATTAAGAATGTCCTTCTAAGCTTAAAAGAAGGAAAGATTATCAACAATTGCAATGAGCATTTAAAATTACTCTATAAAATCGTTAAGATTAGAGAGAATCATTATAATAATAGATGGGTTGATTCAAAGAGGAAAGAAAGAGAACAGATGAATAAAGAAGGAGATAGTGGTGGAGCTAGTGGTAATATAGCATTGCGTAATGAAACAGGAATGTATCAACTCTTAGCTGAGTGTGTTAAATTAACACTAAAAAACAATGGTAAAAGAAGATTATATGAATGCTTTTTATAATATAGGGATGATTTAAATGATGAATGATTTAAACAGATTCTTAGATAGCGTTTCTAAAGAGAACATTGTAGAATCAACTTATAATAGGATGATTGAATTTTCTAAGCTAGAATCAAAAGAAGCAGAGCTTAGATTTAAAATCACCAAAAAGGAAAATTGGGTAGATTCTAGGAAAAATTATTTACTCAATAACACTGATTTTGAAAGTCTAGGGATAACTAATATCCCTGCCAAGAAAGCCAAAGTAGAGGAACTTGTCGACGATGACAAGAATTACCTTGAAAAGCTTAAAAGAGATCTCAAAAAACATGAATTAGAGATGTTTAAACAAAGAAGACTTTTAAGACTCACTGAAATGATATTGTCTAAAATGGGTGATTTAGATGAGTGATTTGACTGTTACTAATGAGGGTGGTCTTTCTAAATTAAAATCAAAAGGGATTGTGACTATTAACACAATTCTAACTCCTAAATCTATTGATGATGAGATACACAACAATGAATTACTAGCTAATGTTTTCGCTAAGGTTATTGAAGATAATCATTATTATTCTGAGATTCCTGTGAAGATTAAAGATAAGAAAACTGGTAAATATATTAAAGAAATTAAAAAGTGGATTAATATCTCTGGATGGAGTTTTATCGATAGGGTATTGAAAATAACACCACATATCGTTAAAAGTGAACTTAAGTTAGTTAAAAGGGATAAAGCTAAAGAAAGATTAGAATATTGCTGTACTTGTGAACTTAGAACTATTCAAGGAATAGTGATTTCAACAGGGTTAGGAAAAGCTAGTTCTGGTGAAGAATATAAAGAAAACTTCACTGAATCCAAGCTTGAGAGTTTAGCTCAATCTAGATCAATCAGCAAAGCACACAGGTTATATTTCCAGGATATATTAGAAAAATTGAATTTAAATAATGATATTATTATAGAAGCTGATTTTACAACATCATTTCCTAAAAATGAGCAGGAAATGATAAATCAGCATCATAGTAATATGGAGAAAGCTGTTAAAGATCCTAGTTTTGATTGGCCAGGGGATGAAGAACTATCTAAAAAATTTGCTGATAAAAGAAATGAATATAATGAACAAAAAGACGGTGAAAGTAGTGATAAAAAGCAACAAGGGAAAATCACTGGTGGTATAGTTAGTAATGATGAAAAGGAGGATAAATCCTTTTTAGATGAGGCTATAGATGATAAAGCTAAAAGAGATAAAGAGAAAGCTGAATTTAAAACTGCTAACAATGTTGAAAAAAACAATATGCTTGATGATCCTGATGCTAGACAATGGATAAGGGAAATAATATATGATCTCAAAGATTTAGGTAGAACAATTAACACAGGCACAATCAAAGCTATGGCTATTAAAAGAATGAGAGATCCTGAAAGTGATATAACTAAAGAAGAAGTTGAGAGATTAGTATCTCAATTAGAAAGAGGAGGTATTCCTAAATGATTAAAAGGATTAAAAAAGCCTTAGAATTTAAAAAGGATAATATTAATTCTTTATTAATTTCTTGTGAGGAATTACATTTCTATGTTAAGTTACCAGGCTCTAAAAAAGAATCTTTTGTCACTTGTGTGGGTAATTTATGGAGATGTGATTGTGAAGATTTTACTGGTAGAGGTCTTCATAAAGAAGGATCATTTCTTTGTAAGCATATACTAGCTGTTTTGTTTTATCTAGCAAAAGAATTTGAAAAAACTCCTTAAAGGAGACTGACAATGAGTTTTAAGAAAGCTTTTAAACGGATTTTTAAGATTTATGATGAGTATGAGTCTGTGAGTCATAATCAGTTAATAAAGATAGCTGATGTAACTAAGGTTAATTTTGAAGTTTTAGAAAGTGCTTGCTTAGCTAAAGGATTAATTTGATTTTATAGGAGGTGTTTGTATTAGAGGAGGTTTTACGGCTAGTATTGGAGGTAAAGTTAAGCCTAAGGATAAAAAGCTTTTAGATGATTCTAATTATGTTGTCAGGCATGCTGTTGAATATTTCCTAAATCATATGGTAGATTCTAAAAAATCTTTGGAAGTTAAGAAACATTTTTTAGAAGAAGAATTAAGGGATTTAAAGCTGGATCAAATCACTATTGAAAAAGAAATTGATGAAATTAATCAAGAATTAGGGATTAAAGAATATTCTAAAGAATTGAACGATTTATTAGATTATATTCATGAGGATTATGTAAGGGTGGCTAAAAATCATGGTCGAAAATTATATGAGACTAAAGAAGCTTTGCATCCTCTGTCGATTGAAGAATATGTTGATAGTAAGCTTGATTTTCTTGTTGATAAAGCTAATCAAATAGATATGGATGTTAAACAGTTGTGTAAAGAGGTTATTACTTATGTTAAAAGTTGAACTTGTAAGTTTAACTTTTCTGCGAAGGTCTTGTAGGTTTGGTATAACTTTAAACTTTAAAGTTTAACTTTTGCTACAGTATACATTTTTAAAAGTTTAACTTTGAAGTTCAACTATTTTGAGTAGTTCTAGTGTAGAGAATATTATTATTATTATTATTATTATTATTATTTATTATTAATAATTTTAATTTAATTAATTTAATACACTTGAAATAAATGTTTTCTATATAATTGTAAATTTAATTGATATAAAACAAATTAAAGAGGGATTAAATGAATTTCAGTACTAAAACACCTCTTTATAGTAAAAATAAGTTCGATACAAGAAGACATAGAACTTATAATCAGTATTGGAGTTTTAAAAAAGTATTTTGTTATACATTGATGGGAATTATGAGTCACGAAGCGGTTAAAACATTAAGGGAAGGTTTTAAACTCTTAGATGAAATGACTGAAGAAGAAAGGTTTAAATTGCTTGAAGATACTTGTAATTCTATTTTAGGAGAATAAAGAGGATTAAATCATGAATTATAAAATAATATGCCAATTAATGATTTATTCATTAATAATAAGTGCGTTATTGAATGTGCTAGGAGTAATATTCTCTAATATTAGCTTTTTTATAGTAAGTTATGGTTTTATATGTCTTAGTTTTGTTTGTAGTATTTTTCGCAAAGGAGGATTGTAGATAATGATTAAAAGTGTTAATTGTAGACATTGCATTCATTGTAATGAATTGAAAACCAGGATGAAAATTTTGGAGATTTTATATTATGAAGGATTATGAAAAAGAGTTTCTTGAAAATTTTGAAAATTTGACTGGAAAACACGAAATAACAGTCATTTTCAACCATTTTTTAGATTTTATAATAGATAACTTTACTTTAAATAACAAACGTGAATGGGAAAATTATAATGAAATTTACACTAATGACGAAAAGAAGATTTTCAACAATTTATTTGAAAATTTTATAATTATCATGGAATCTAAAATTAATGAAAATAGGTATTATGATTATCTTGGAGTGTTTTATGAGAGTATAATTCAATCTAAGTATAAGGCAGGGGATAAGGGGCAGTTTTTCACTCCTCATAATATTGTTGATTTCATCATTGGTTTAAATCATAATTTAAAAAAAGGTAATGTTGTTAATGACCCTACTTGTGGGTCTGGTAGATTATTAATTGGTCATCAGAGTAAAAACCAAGATTGTTATTTGTTAGGAAGTGATTTAGACATTATGGCTTGTAAAATGTGCGTTATTAATTTATTAATTCATGGAGGAGTAGGTAGTGTTATTTGGGAGAACAGCTTAAGTGGTGAGTTCTATGGTGCGTGGAAAGTCAACGAATACTTAAATACGGGTGGTTTTTTATTAAGTGTCGAAAAAGTGAATAATCGAAACAACGCATTATTTTTTATGAAAACAAAAGATGTAGGGATTGTTGGATCTAAAAAACAAAAACAAACTACATTACTTTAATAGGAGGTGGAAATTATGACGAATATATTAAGTAGTCATCATGTAGAACCAGAATCTGCTTTTATTTCAAAGGAAAAACAAGACATAATAGAGAAAATACAAGGGGAAATGAAAGGAAAACTGACACAAGAGCAAACTAAATACCTAAATCAAGTATTGATTAATTGTTTAGCTAATATTGAAATATTAGACAAAATGATGAATGATTTCAACACTATCGAAGACAATGAAAATTTATTAAAAATATTCATAAGCTCTAAAAAAATAGAGGGTCGCTCAAAAAGAACACTGAAATATTATAAAGACACTATTGAGAAAATGTTATTGTTCATAAACAAACCAATTGCTAATATAAACACAGATGACATTAGAAATTACTTTATACACCATCAGGAAGCAACTAATGTAACTAATGTAACACTAAACAACATTAGAAGGAATTTAAGCAGTTTTTTCGGATGGTTACGAGATGAAGGATATGTCCTAAATAATCCAATAACAAGGATTAAACCAATTAAAACAGATAAAATAATTAAAAAACCTTTTAACGATGTCGAAATAGAAAAGCTAAGAACACATATACATAGAAATAAACAAATCAGAGATTTAGCTATTTTTGAAACATTATTGAGTACAGGAGTTAGAATTAGCGAACTGGTGGGAATTAAAATATCAGATATTGATTTTAACAATCGTACTATCCTTGTTTTTGGAAAAGGAGCTAAAGAAAGAATAGTTTTCTTTAATGCAAAAGCCAAAATAGCTATCGAAGAATATTTAGAAACAAGAAAGGATAATTCTCCAGAGTTATTTGTTGCAGAAAAAAAACCATTCAACTCACTAGGCATTTCTGGCGTTGAACGAAGAGTTAGGGACTTAGGCCTGGAAATAGGGATTCCTAATGTCCACCCTCACCGTTTCAGGAGAACAATGGCGACTAATGCTTTAAATTCTGGCATGGCTATTGAAGAGATAAAAGAGTTACTAGGGCATGAGAATGTTGACACTACTTTGATTTATGCAAATGTCGATCAAAATAATGTAAAGCATGCTTATAATAAGCACATGGGAGGATAAACAAATGGCTAATGATATTATTAAAACAATGAGATGCAAGGCCTATAAATCAGTTATATGGTGTTGGAGAACCATTGATGTTTGTAAAATGGAAAATTGTGGAAGCGTATCTGAACAGGAAGAAAAACTTCTGAAAATAGGTAAACATTCATTTTTAGCAGAGGTGTAGCTAATGAAAAGTGTTTATAAAATCTGGCAGGATGAACAAATAGATGATACGGGGATATATGAAGAAGATTATATCCAAAACACTATATGTATTGTTTCTAGTTTAGATTTAGCTAATAAAATTGTGAATGAAGCAAAAAAGAACAATTTAGAATTAGAAATCAATGAACTTGATATTTTTGAAAATAGTACAGAAGTGTTAGAATATTTAAAAGAATACTATGATGATGATTATGAGGCTTTAAAAGATATTGAGATTGAAGAAGTGGAATAATGTTAGATAATTCAAACAAACAAAAAGAAGCTTTAATAAACATAGATAAGATTGTTAAATCACTCCTTCCTATTTGTATGGAATGTAATTTATGTAACTATACTTCAGAATGTGCTTTTGAATCATATAATTGGAATACTGCTGTGAAAAAAGCTAAGGAGTTGATTAAATGAAACCACAGCCCATATCAAAGCTAATAACCATAATTGGATTATTAGCATTGGTTGGTGGAATAGTACTCTCATGTGAGGGTCTTGAAAACCAACCATTAGAACCAGTCGAAGCAAAAAAAGTAATCAAGAAATCAGACCCACTAATCAAACAAAAAACCATCTACAAACACGAACCATACAAGGTTTTGAAAAATAAAACCCATTTCATCGTTTTTGGAGCTTATCCAACCGTGAAAGGTTATGAATGGAAGAGATGGGGCAAAGTAACATTTAAAAACTATTGTCCCTTCTGTAAAAAATGGAACACTCTTAAATACAATCCTAAAAGGGTTGCAGATGGGGAAATCACATGTTATAAGTGTGGAGCTGATTATTGTGCAGGAACTGGGAAAGATAAAAGTTATAGATGTAGAAAAGTTTTAAAACGGTGGTGAAAAGTTTGGAATTTAAAGACAAAGCTATTAAAATTAGAGAATTATTTAAAACTGAAACATTTGAAGAATTACCTAAAAAATTAATGGAAATCGTATTGTTAAGTGACAAACAAGTTTATGATGAATATTTAGAAATTGTCGGAGATGATACTAATTTCTTACAAAGTATATATCAATATTACTTAGCAGAAAGAGAAGAACTGAAACAAGACTTTACACCCTCCAGTTTAAGTAAATTATGCGGTGTTTTAACAAGTCACGATGAAGAAAAAACTGTTTATGATTTATGTGCTGGAACTGGAAGCTTAACATTAGCAAAAGATACAGCAGATAAATTTTTTATTCTGCATGAGTTGAACACGGAAACAATTAGTTCATTATTGTTTAATTTATCACTAAAAAATGTAGAAGGAGTTGTAATCAATGGTGATGTGATAACTGGCGAAAATAAAGGTTTTTATAAGCTTTTTAAGGGCGAAAAATATTCAACAGTCGAAAAGATAAGTGAATATGAAATACCTGAATATGATAGTGTAATAAGCAATCCTCCTTTTAACCTTAAATCTGAACATGATATTAGGTTTAAAGATATTATTGTTAAGAAAAAACTTATAAATTTTGGTTTTCTTTTAAAAGGATTGGAAAAACTCACAGAAAATGGACTAATGGCTTTTATATTGCCAAACGGTGTTTTAAGTAGCACTCACGAAAAAGAATACAGAAAATATTTAATTGGTAATGGCTTTTTGAAAGCAGTTATAACAGTTCCAGGGTCAATGTTTGAATCGACAAGCATTCCAACGTGTATTTTAGTATTGTCAAAAACAAAAAACACTAAAGTTAGTTTTATAAGTATTAATGATTGTGAAGATGAAATAACAATAAATAAACGAGGTACTGGGAAAGCTTGTCATGAAAACAGAGTTTATACAAGAAAATTAGGTATTTTATCTGATAATCAGATAGAAGACATCTTAAATAGTATTAATCAAAATTTAGACATCGCAGGATTTTCAAAATCAGTTAATTATAAAGAAATAATTAATCAAGACTATAATTTCGCACCTGGAAGGTTTATCGATTTTGTAGCTGAAGAAGATCAAACAAGAACTTTTGAACATATCATAGACGATATTAATAATATTATAAATGATAAAAACCAGTTTAAACTAACTTTAAATTTGACAATAGCTAAAGAATTGAAAGATTGGGTTGAATTAAACGAAGAAAAAGAAAAGAATAATGAATTCATTGATGAAATAAATAAAGAATTGCAACGAGTCAATGAACTAAAAGAAGACTTTGAAGAATCTAATGAATTAATGGATAACATGAATGAAAACATGTTTTACACAGATAAAAGATTAATAAACGAAAAATGGTTAACGATTACTAGATCTGCGAAAAATGAGATAAAAAATACAGATCCTAAAAAATTATCAGAAACTTTTAAAGAAAATTTAAGTAATTGTCAGATGATGATAAGATATTTGAACAATAAAGAAATTGTTTTATTGGCTGAATTAAGGGATAAACTCTTACCTTTGCTAATGAGTGGGGAATTAATGGTTCCAGAAAATGCGTATGTTGAAACTGAAGAAAAAACAATAGAAGTTGAAAATACTAAAAAAGAACCACAAAAAACATTAATATAATAAAAAATGGTGAAAACATGAATGAAAACTTACAGAAAATAACAAACAATGGATATGCTTTATTTTTAGTCAAAGTAGGGAAAAATGAGAAAGGCGAAGAAAAAATTGAGGTGAAATAATGGATATGAAATTTACAAAAGAGCAACAATTAGTAATGACAAAACCAGTTTTAAAAGAAATATTAAAAAATAGTTTAATTGATGTTATTGAAGGCATAATAAAAGAAGGAAGGGAAAACAATCCACTATTAAGTAATTTAGATGATAGGGAAATAAAAGAAATTTGTTTTGAATGTTTTGAAGAAGCAATTCCTGAATTAAAAGAAATTATGAAAAAACCTAAGAAATTCTGGAAAAGATGAGGTTGGGAGATCATGTTAGATACAATAAGAAAATGTGTTGATAGCTTCAGAAATGGTTTTAGTGAAAGTATATTTGGAATTACTCATACTGACATAGTATTACAATCTCATAAAGAATTGATTAAGGTGGTAGAATGACTGTTGTAGTGGCTTTAAAAACTGATACTGGAATGTATATGGCTAGTGATGGACTTACAATTCAAGATCATACTACTATTTCTTCTTGTGAAAAAAAGTTTCAAGAATTGTTCCCAAATTTTTGGATTGGAATAGGAGGATTATCAAGCATGAAAACATTAATGAGAAATGGTTTTGAAGTTCCAAAACATGATGGTGAAAATTTACAAAAGTATTTAATAAAAGAATTCGTTCCTAATTTAAAAGAATTCATGAAAAATAATGAGTATTTAGTTAATAATGAAAATGAACCCTCAAGAATAGAATCTGATATGATAATTTGTTATGAAAAAAATATTTATTATCTTTCTAATGATTTCGACCTTACACCAATTAATAATGATTATTTCGCTATTGGAACTGGTAAACTGTATGCAATGACTAAATTATATGGAACTGGAAATATTGATCCTATACCAAGATTAAAGAAAGCAATTGAAGCATCTAGCCATTTTGACATGGCCTGTGGTGGAGAAATATATATAAAAAAGATTTTTTAATTATAAAGGAGATCATACTAATGGGTGTTGCTAGTAGTATATTAAATAATGATTCACTGAAAAACAATCAAAAATATCACAGAATCATGAAACTTGAAGCTAGATATAATAATCCTCATGCTTCAGATTTTCATCATAAAAAAAGAATATTAGACTACATATCGAATGAGTGTAATCTTAATAATTTTGAGAAAAAAGAATGTTTAGATATTATTGAGAAAATTAGTAATTTTGATTTATTATGTAAAAATTGTAGTAATGAACAAATCATTTCTGTGATTTGTTTAAGGACAAAAAATAAATACAGAAAAATAGAAATTGAGAGGCATAAAATATGGAAAGAGCACGATTTAAGTTTCAAAAGATACATAACAATATCAGATAGAATAGGGGACTATTTCTACAAACACAGTTATATTAAATCATTTTAATTCTTTTTTTACTAATTTTAACATATATTATTCTTTTATATATTATTTGAATACAGTAGCTTTCTAGTCGCCACTGTCGGTATAATATAATAAAGGACAACAATGATAACAGAAAAAGATTTTGAAAAAAATAAAGTTGCAAACTTCACACAAGCAAATCACAAAATCAGACAATGCTATCATTGCAAATCAGAACACATTCTCAAAGACCAAAATCATGACCAAATATACTGCCATAGATGCGGAACAATATTACGAGAAAATTACGATGACTATGCAATAGACAATGCAAAATTTCCAAAAACCAGTCAAGAATATCGTCGTGAAATAAGTCGCAAAATGTGTGAGTGGATCTGAAGAGAAAATAGCTAGCTCATTTCTATCAAAAAAAGGAAAATTAAACAACCTCTTAACTAAAACTTTTCAGATCCACTGACACCATGACAAACCATGACAAATATACTTAAAAAAGAACCACAGAGGAACTAAAAATGCCTAAATATGATTCTGTTGAAAAACATTACAATTATCTTAAGATGGATTTTTTGTTTGGTGTTGTTGAAGATGATGGTTCTACTGTTTTTTTATCTCTTGAAAAATTAGCAAAGAAATATAATGTTAGTTTAAGTACTTTGAAAAAGGTTTCTGCTAGAGAGAAGTGGAGTAAGCAAAAGGAAGATGTAGGAACCAAAATCGATGAAAAAGTTCTTGATAAAAAGTCAGATTATGAAGCTGAAAAGATAGTTCAAATTGATACTAAATATGAAACTGCTTTTTCAAATCTTGCAAAATTAACTAATGATTCTGTAGCTATGAAAAAACCTAAAAATGTTAGAAGTTCTGATTTAAGGAATTTTGCTGATACTTTGATTACTTGTTATGAAGGTGAGAAGGTTGCCCATGGTGAGTCTTTAGAACAAAATAATAATACAAGCGATGGATGGGATGCTCTTGCGAAAGCGTTTAAAGAACCTGCAAATGAGCAAAAAGCTGAAGAAGACTAATACTTTTAAGCTTGATCCGTTTGGAGCTACTAATTTACATTATTTGAATAATTCTAATTATTTTATTAACATTCAGCACGGAGCTATTAGGTCAGCTAAAACCACAGCAAGTATTGTCAGATGGCTAAAATTTATTAAAGAACATCCTTTCACTGATTTTTTAATGACTGGAAATACTCAAACCAGTCTATATCGTAATGTTTTACGCCCAATGATGACTTTAATGGATAGCTTAGGTATCTCTTATGATTGGCGTAAAAATGAATACTTAGAAATTGAAGGCAATATTTGCTGGCTCATGGGATTTTCTCATGAAGGAATAGCTAACCGTGTTCCTGGTGTTACTCTTGGTGGTTGGTATGCTGATGAAATTAATACTTATCCTAAGATTCTTGTTGATTTAGCATTAGACCGTTTAAGTGAAGAAGGATCTCAAGCTTTTTGGACTTTAAACCCAACTAATCCTTACCATTATATTTATAAAGAATATATTGAAAATGAAGAAAAAAAAGCAGTAGGTGATGTTAAAGTATGGCATTACACAATAGATGATAATCCTTCCCTTTCAGAAGAATACAAAGCCAGACTCAGACGAAGATATCCTCCAGGCACAGTTGACCATAAAAGAAAAATTGAAGGTCTTGCAGCTGTAGCCGAAGGAGTAATTTATTCAAAATTTGTTGAAGAGTTAAACACATTCGACCCTAAAGATCCAAAATATGAAAACATCCATTACAATCAATATGCTCTTTCAACTGATTATGGTTCAAGTACAGTGCATGTTGTAGGATTATTCGGTACTATTTTTAATAAAAAAGGAAATGAATATCATTTATTGGATGAATATTATTATGATGCCACAGACCCTGAAAATAATGGTATTCAGTTAGATGATGAGGAGTTATATAAAAATGCTTCTGAAAAATTGTTGGATAGTAGTTTTTTATTAAGTAAATGGTGGACTCCTCACGATGCAGCGAGTCTTAGAACTACTTTAAAGAAGAAAACCTACATGTCAAGACCTATTCCAGTAGATAGTTACACTCCCGATGTTAATAATGATATTCAAGAAATACAGAAATTATTTGCAAATTATAAATTTAAAATAAGTAAAAATTGTGTTAATAGTATAGTTCATGCTCAAACATATGCTTGGGATCAGAAAGCTAAACAAAGAGGCGAAGATCAACCATTAAAAAGTCAAAATAATGACCATTGCCCAGACATGTGGAGAGCCGCTATATTAGGTTCAAGACAAGTTAAGAAAAGTATTGTCCCTGGAGTTGGATAAAAAATGAAATTACCTGATATTATTAAAAATACTCTTAATCCTCCAATAAAACAAATAGTTAATGAAATAAGCAGAGGTGTGGGAGCAATAGGAGTTAGTCTTGGAAAAGGAGCTAAAAATAATAAATTTGAAAGTTTAATAGATCAAATGTTTATAGAGCCTTCTATAGCTGAAGCAAGAAGAGCTTTACAAATAGACCCTACTGTTTCAAGCAGTGTTTTATCTATGGTGATTTTAGCTAACAGCCCATATAAAGTCGTTCCTTCTCAAGGAGCTGCTGATGAAGCTGTTGATTTCATAGAACAAAAATGTAAATCATGGAATATCAGAGCTTTAAATAGTCGTATGCTTTTAAGAAGTATTGTAGATAATACTTGTTTTATAAGAAAAAATATTGATACTGTTGAGATTAAAAACTTTGATTTCTTGACATATGATGAAACTAATTATAATTTTTTACCAGTTATAGCTAATGGTGAATTGTTAGGCTATAAGCAAAAAGGGATGGTTTATGAAATTCCTAAAGACTGGAAAAATAAAAAATTTGATGAAATAGCTAATCCTAAAGGTGAAGTTCAGGAATTTAATTTTGAACCTCATGAAGTTATTAATCCTGTGCTTTTTGAAGATAATTTTAGCTTAGTGATGAAAGCTTTAGACGATGTTAGAAACCTTAAGAAAATTAAAAACATGGGACCTAACATTGTTAAATTTAGTCAAGGCACATTAGGCGTTGAAGTAGGTACTGAAGAGAATCCTTTCGCTCCTTATGATGAAAATGATAGTTATAGTACTCAAAAATCTAAAGTTAAGAAAGAATTAGAAGGTATAGCTGATGCATTTGATAAAAAAGAATCGAAAAATGTTATAGCTTATTCTTATGGAACTACTCCTAATGTTATTGGTGATGGTAAGGTTGTGGATTGGACTCCGATAGCTAATTTTTACAAGCAAGAAATAAGGGAATCATTATTAACTCCTGACAGTCGTTTTACTAGTGCTAAAGGTAGTAGATTTACAGCTGAAGCACAAATGGGTACTAGTGGTCAAGGAGCAGTTATATCATTTTTACAAGATTTTTCTGTTTATAATATTAATACATTTGCAATAGATCATCAATTAGCTATGGCTAATTATGAAGATAGTATTGGTAAGATTTCCATTGAATTTGAATCTTTTGAAGTTGAAGATGATAAAACAGCTGCAGAAATAGGGCAAATAATAGAACAGTTATATCCATCAGCCAATAATGATAATACTCTTATGAGGATGCAGGCATTTTTCCCAAAATATTATAAAATTTATCAAGATAGTGTTGTTAGTGAAGAATCTAATTTAGATAAAACCCCAAAGCAAATTAATAATCAATTAATTAATGGATTTGTTGATCATGAAGATAATACTCCTCAAATTGTTGATTATTGGTATAATAAACTAGTAAAAGAAGGCATTATTAAAAGTTGATTAAAGATGGAAGTAAGTGTTAAAGCTTTATATGATTCAGGATTGAAATATGTTCCTGTTTCTGATGATAAAGCACCATTAATTCTTAATCATTTAATGCTTCATGAAATGAGAGAAGATTTTATTCTTAATAGCTTAGATCATAACGTTGAAAATATATTAGGAATGAAAGAATTTCAAAATTTAATTAAATCTATTTTTGATCAACAGATTCTAATTAATATAGATCTTGTTAAAGAAGCAGGTAAACTTGAACTTTTAAGGGTTGATTTTCTAGATTCTATAAGTAGTGATGTAGATAAGTTACTACAAAATAACTATGATAATGTAACTGATTACACAAAACAATTCTATAATATAGGAAAAGAGAAAGGTTTCAGTCAACTTCAAGTAAAACAGTTCACTAGTCAAGCAGATACACATGCATTATTCAACCTCACACAGAATAATTTTAGTTTAATCAAAAACATTAGTGATGATGTAAAAGAAGAAATCAGAAAACAAGTGTGGGAAGGTGTAAGTCGTGATGAATCAGTAGTTCAAATAGCTGAAAGAATTAAAAATACTAGAATAGAACCTATAGAAAAAATTAATGGTCGAAATTTCACTATAGATGAAAGAGCTAGTATGATAGCTCGTACTGAATCAGCTAGATGTAGAAATCAAGGACTCATAAATAGTTATCTCCAATATGGAGTTGAGTATTTTAATTCTGTTGTTGTTAAAACTCCGGGTACTTGTAATGATTGTTTGGATATTGAAGCCAAAGGACCTTATAATATTAAAAAAGACAAAGATAAAATACCTCCCCACCATCCTAATTGTAATTGTCACCCCGAACCAGCTGAAGAACCTAATAAAGACCCTAAAGATCCTGAAAGTTTCCCTGATTTGGTTACTGGTAAAAATGTTAAAACTAATCCCAATATTCACTTTGCTGATAATGAATTTATAAATGAATATTCAAAAGCTGTTAGCGATTTTCAAAAAGCTACAACTAATAATATTCATGAAGTGGGACAAATTTATAATAAAAATGGTAAATTAATGAGAGAATTTACAAATAATTCTCCAGAAGGCATTGACTTTCCAAATGATTTATATAGGTTTGGTAAAAAACAAGGTTTAGGGCTTAACATGCATAATCACCCTTCAAATGTTCCTATCCCTTCTAAAGAAGATATTATAAACTTTGGAATTACAAAAAGTAAATATGGAGTGATTACATCTTCAAATTCATATAGTGTGACCACATTTAATAAGCCTAATATAAATAATATTGTAAAAAACATCGAAAAAGATTATGAAAAAACTTTTGAAAAATTCATGCAGGATTACATGAATAAATCTGATTCAGCTAGACAAATATTAAATAATAATTTAACATCTAATAATGAGAAAAATAGACTTTTAACCGAAAATTTTAGAAAATACACAGCTAATAATCCAAATAAATTAAATGATAAATTAAATGAATCATTAAAAATATATGGTATTAATATTAAAATTTATTAAATAAGGAGTGATGTTTGTATGGTACCATTAGGTAAACGTCTAGATGGAGGATATGGTGTTATTGGCAATCCTTCTACTATATTTTTTTTAGAATCATTATCTCTTGAAGAAAGAAAGCAATATATTAAAGAACTTGAAGAAAAAAATCCTAAAGCTTTTAAAGAATTTTGTGAAAGTTATCAAGAAAAATTAAAAAAGTTAGGATTAGGAGAATTTATTTAATTTTATTAATTTTTAATAAAAATATACAATTTTTAATGGTAGTTGTGTGTTAATCCTCTAGAGTAATAAGTAGGCTGGTTCACCGAAAGGATAGTTACTCTTAAGGGATTTAACAGTCTTTTATTTTTCGTCACCTCTTATAATTAAAATCTTATTGTAATTAGAGGATTAACACACAACTATTTTAATATTTTAAAACTCTTATTAGCGATAGCTATAAAACTAATTTTCATGCATTTAATTTGCCCTTAATGGGCTAGCGATAGCCATATAATTAATATTTTATCTGAGGTGTTAAAAATCACGAAAAAATATGAAGACAGTCAAGAACATTTTAAAAGTAGATTACAAGAAGCTGTAAATAATAAATTCTGGAATGAAGAGGATGATATCACCTATTGGGTACATGCTACTTACCCAGATGCTGTAATCATTCATAGTTATAAAGGAGATGAATATTTTGAAGTGCCTTATATAGTTCAAAACGATGAGATATTGTTAGGTGAGCCAAAAGAGACACATAGCCTTTTTTCATCTGAACAAATCATTAATCAGATGAAACAAGGGAAAGAATTCATAGTACTTAATAATAAAACTGAAAACCCCGTTTATCGTGTTCTTGTTCAAACTAATAATGAATTACCAGCGCATGATATGGGTTTTGATAAAATAAAATACAGCCCTGAAGCTCAAAAAGAAGCTATAGGTGATTTATTAGGTGAGTTTGTCTATGACGATTCTCAAAGTAACCATCAGAGACTACAAAATCCAAAACAAGAGCCTAAAAAATTCGCAAAAGTAATAAAAACTGGCTATTGTCCAGAATATGGAGCTTACACTGACTGGGAAGTTTTCGATCATGACTATGTTGAAATCATGAACCAACTGGTAGATAGTAAAGAACGGAACATTCCAATCAGAGAAGGGCCATCGACTGAAGTAATCCCTACGAAAGTAGAGAGATATGATACAAACAGTGTTTTGGTCACAAAAGAAAAATTTAATGGTATTACTTGGGTTAAAAACCCACGAGATGCTGAAGCAGGTATTTGTCAAATTGTGAATAATTTAAATTTGGAGGATATTAATATGTCTGATAATCCTGAAGAAAATAAGATAGAAGTAAATAAAGAAGAATATGAAAAGTTAAAAGCTGATAAAGAAGCAGCTGAAAATGAAGTTGTTGATTTAAAAGCTAAATTAGAGAACCCTCTGGAAGAGGAAGGGGACGTAGATCCTAAAGTAGCTGAATTAGAATCAAAATTGGATGAAGCTAATTCTAAAATTGAAAAGATGGAAGGAACAATTCAACCCTTAGAAACTCAAATTAATGAAGAAAAAGCACAAGTAGTAAATTCATTGCTTGATGTAGTTCCTGAAGCAGATAAAACTAATATGAAAACTTTCTATGAAGGAAAAGATTTACCTGAATTGAAAATTTTACAAAAACAAATAGTAAACTCAATGCCAGAACAAACCAATAATGGCATTGTTGATAGTGGAACTCTTACTCCACCCCCTACTAAAAATAAAATCACTTTTGATAAATTCAGAGCTACAAGAAAAACTAAAAGATTCTAAGGAATGATTAATTATGAGTAAATATGTAAATGCAACAAGTAATAAAAACAACCCTACTTTTTACCTCAATCGGGGAGATTTTGAATTTAAACCTCGAGTAGAAACTGTAGAAGGAATTAAAAAAGGTGGAGTGTTTGAAGTTGAAGAAATGCCAAAAGGTATGGTAGTTGAAATCGACCCTAATAATGACATGGCAGTCAAACCTTTTAAAAATGGTATTCCTATTGGCACTCTCGGAACAGAACCTCAAGGCGATATACCTAGAGAAGATAGAGCAGCAGGCGAATATGAAATGCAAATAGCTCCTGTTGACATCGATGGTGAGATCGACTGGGTACAATTAGAAGATACTCATGCATTAGTAAAACCAGGAACATATTTAGCTATTGATAACGACCCTACTAAATATGCAATTAAAAGTTCTGCAACTGATGTAATAGCTTTAGAGACTAGAATTGAAAATGAAACTGGTTTTCTTTACGTATATCGTAGAGGACAAACCTCAAAAAAATAATAATAGGTGATATTTATGGCAACTGTTGAAATAAAAGATTTTACACCATTTGATATATTTGATGATAGATACTTAGCTCAATTATTTGTCACTGATGAAGTCGTAAAAGGAATGACAATAGCTCCATTACTTGGAATGGACACTACTGAAGCGAAAAGTGTTGATTGGTTCACTCGTGAACACACTACACAAGAATTAATTGATAAAAATTTAATCCAAAGAGACATGCCTTCAGCTCACGGATCTCAACTTTTAGAAGTCACAGGATCCGAATTAACCCGTGACAAGAAAGTAGTAGAAACTTATGGATTTAAATATAAAGTAGATCAACAAGACTTAGAAGACAACCCTAAACCTTTCTTAGAAGATATTAAAGATCATTGTTACAGAATAAGTAATAGATTAGACAATAGTATTGTTAAATCAATAATAAATGCTGCAAATATTTCTTCTGTTGATGTTATCGGAGGTCCATGGGCAAGTTCTACTAAAATTGATGAATGTATTAAAGGATTCTCTGATGAATATATGTTCCGAGACATTAATGGTTTTTTAAATACTTCAATATTATCTGCTGAAAGATATAAGAATTTAACTGATTTTATAGCAGCTACCGAAGGAATGGATAAACTTAAAGAGGAAAATGGCGTCGTTGATTATAATAATAAAAAATTCCACTTTGCAAGAAACACACCTTCTAATGCTTTCTTAGGTTGGTTTGATCAACTACCTCCTGGCGATGTTATATATAGAAAAATCAAAGGATGTTATGAACCAATAGCACAAAAAGAAGGTGCAGAAGCATACACCCCAGCAATCAATATGAAAATTATTGACGGCGATGGTGAAGGAATGGATCCAATTAGAGAATTCCGTTTTGCTGCTTCTTGGACGGTTCCAATCATCAGACCACAATCCATATTTTATAAAACAGGAATTTAATCAATTCCTACTTAATTAATTTTTTAAGAGGAGATATTAATGACTCTCAAAAGAAGTTTTAAAGATGCTTTGCATTTTATTAGAAATCCTCGAAGGATTTATAGTGCAATATGGGAAGAATTAGAAGGACTTGATTCAAAAGTAGAAGAACTTGATTCAACAGATGATGGAAATTCTTTAGGCACTTCTGTAGCAAGTGGTCCAGGTTATACTCAAAACCAATTAAATAATGCTTTTGGAGATATTAGTTCTGGATTAATACCTGAAAGTTTCATTGGAATTTATACTAATGAAAATGATAGTAAAAAATATTTAGTCACAGTATCCGATGGAGAATGGAAAGGAATTTTATTCGCTGCTATTAGTTAAGGTGTTTCAATGCCCGCTAATGAAAAAAAAGTCATAGCTAGTTTAAAAGGATGGCTCATTGAAAGTGAAGAATTATCTGAAACAACTCGTGATCGTGCTGTTAAGGTAATTAAAAAAAAATACATAACCAAATACATAGAAAAGGCAGTTAAAAGAGCTAAAGGATATACTAATAATCAAAATTTAGACACTGAAAATAATGAAATTGTTGTTGAAGCTGTTGAAACATGGACTGCTGGTTTGCTATGGAATCGAGAACTTAGAGACCAATCAGTCCCAGACCCTGGAGACAAAGTAATTCAAACAGGCGATGCACTCATAGCTGAAGCAAAAGAAATGCTAAGTCCTAATGTTATTCCTGTAAATAATACTCTAAAATCGCCTATAAATAGGTTAGTGATTGGTACAGCTTTTATAAGTGATGATTAATTATGTCAGCGAGTATTGAAACTAATGCTATAGCACTAGCTGCTAAATTTGGAACCTATCCTTCCCTTATTAAACAAGGATTAAGTGATGGTTTAGATGAATCAGCTGATTTTGGTGTTAGAACCATGAAAACAGCTCATAATCCTTTTAGTAAATCTGGTAAAACACTAAGATCTATTAAATCTATCACAACTGATGAGTTTAGCAGATCTATCGGCCCAATGACAGATAGTTTAGTGCCATTGTTTCTTGAAAAAGGAACTAAACCCCATATTATTATGGGAAACCCTTATTTATCTTTTGATGGTAAAAAAGGAAAGGTAATTCTTGGATGGAAACTAAAAAATGGAACAAAACCTGGTATTGTGTATCATCCAGGAACAACACCACGACCATTCGTTGAACCAGCACGCAATACATTAAAAGTTATGTTTCCACGAATCATGGCTACATATGTTAAAAATGCAATTAAATAGGAGGCAATTATGTATCCTCAAATAGATGAAACATTAGAAAAAGTTTTAAAAGAAAATAATCATCCTCTTTTAAGTAAATTTAAAATAACATTACTAACTAGAAAATGGGAAACTGAACCACATTGTATAATGATTATGCATACATCAGATGATCCTAAAGAAGACGAAGATACATATGATTCTGAAAGAAGATCTCTCGAATATATTATTCTTATTAAAACTACTAAAATTGATGATTTAGCTTATTTAGATGCTATGAAAGAACTTGGAAAAATTAGTTATGTTATTAAAAAAATTCTTAGAAAAAGCAAAGACATGGTCTACACTAATGAAGGTGGAAAGACTATTGACTTAAGACAGGGACTACAGATCGGGCAAATTGTCCCAGAATTTGTGAATTATGTAATTAAATCTTCACAAATGAAAATCATCATCCCTGTTGATGAAATAGATATAGAAACATTAGACAATGAATTTGAAAGTATTACATCAAAAGATACTGTAAAATGGGAGAGTTAATTTTATGGAATTAATTGAATTACCAGGAATTGGTGAAACAACAGCTGAAAAATTAAGAGAAGCTGGTGTTGAAAATATTGAACAAGTTGCAGAACTTGATATAAAAAAATTAGAAGAATTAGGAGTTAAAAAAAGAGATGCTCCTGAAGCATTGAAAATAGCAAAAGAAATCATCGAGAAAACCGAACCTGGAGAAGAAGAAGGTATTCTTGATATTTGGAGATTGCAGAAACAAATACCAAATTTCTTATTCAAAGCTTTTATAAAAACATTAAAAACGCCTGAAAAGCTATCAGAAAAAGAATTAGATAATAAATATGATGGATTTATGAAAAGAGAAATATTTAAAAAAGAGTAGATATTTATGATTAGAAAATTTGCAATAACAGATGAATTTGTTGAAGAAGAAATATCACAAAGAAGCGGTATTAGTGGGGTTGTGTTGCTTGTAGGTGATTTTCAAAAAGCAGATGCTAACACACCTTATTTAATAACAAATCCAAGAAACATTCCAGATACAGTAGGAAATGATCCTGCATACACTGGAAGTAAATGTTTAACTCAGCTATTCAAAAAGGACGAAGAACAAAATAATCATGGTGCTAGTGCTGTTATACCTTTACAAATGGGAACTAGAACTAGAGCATCATGCACTGTTGATGTTGACGGAGGTGAGTTAGAAGCTGAAACATTAGCTGGAGGTGTTTGGGGAAATAAACTTAGATTATCACTTACTAATGGATTGGACGATACTTTTATTTTCACAGTGTCTGATGGCACCCGCAATATCATTGAAGTACCAAATAAATCATTAGACAGCATTATTAAGATTGTTAACGGTGGTAAAAAACATATAATGTTAACCTTAACTGAAGATACAAATAAGACTTTCACAAGTGTTACTAATCAAGCTTTCACTGGAGGATCTGAAACTAAAGGAAGTTTCACAATACAAAACCTTTACACAGTTCTCAATTACCTTAATAAAGATAAATACAATATTTTACTTTTCTCTGAGAAATTAGGAAGTAATCTTTTTGATGTGATTGGGGAATATTTAGATGAAAGATATGCGAAAGGAAAACAATCATTTAGTATTTTACCTTTAACTACTACAGACAATAAGGAAACAAAAATAGATACTGCTAATAGTGCTAGATTTGAGAGAGTAGTTTATATTAATCAAACAATCAATGATTTAGATGAAGCTGAAACCTGTGCAAGAATTGCAGGAGCAATAGCAGGATTACCTGTCAATGAATCATTATCTGAATATGTTTTAAATGATATAACTTCAATACATCCAGTTTTAAGTGAAGATGATATTGAAGATCTTACAGCTGCAGGTATAATTTGTCTTGAACTTAAAGACACTTTTTCACAAAAATATCAAGTATATTCAAGTGTAACCTCTTGTATTGATATTGGTAAAGATGGGCAACTTGTTCCGCAAGGAGAATTACATGGTTTAAGGTCTTCTGATTATTGTTTTGATAAATTAAATGATGTTGAAGATAATTATCTTGCAAAAACAAAAGTTAAAAGAAGCAAAGAAATCTTAAAATCAGCATTAGATAAAGCCGCAGGAGATATAGTTAAGGATGAAATTGTTGAGAGCATTGAACTTTCTCTTGAAATAGATCCTAAAAATCCTAAAAATTTAATAAAAGATCGTGAAATTAAAGTTTTTAATATACTTGAGAAAATCCATAATCGTGATAAAATCGTGTGGGAAGAGGTGTAGAATATGGCATTAGTAGATATTACAATAATCAGGCCAGATGGAACAACTTTTAGAATTCCTCATTTGGTAAAACATGAGACAAGTGAAGATGAAGATAGTGGAGTAACTGAAACTTATGATGAAGATATTCCAGAAGAAGGAAGTATAAAACGTGGCCTTTCCACATCAGGTATAATTGTTGCAGGTGATGGATACCCTACAGAAACAGAATTAAGAGCTATGACCTCAAATGTTCCTGGAGGATATCAACTTGTTGCTATTGATCATCAAATTAAAACTAAATATACTTATGGCGGAGTCATGAGAACAAGCTGGAAAAATGGCCGTGATGGTAAAAAAAGACCTACTCGTGATTTAGAGTTTTCAGCAACTAGTTTAGAAACAGAGGACGTGTAATTATGTATGAAGATAATGATTTACTTAATTTAGAAGATAATGATGATATTCTCTTAGAGGACGAAGATTGTGAAGAATCTGAAGATTCTGAAGATTCCGAAGATATTAAAGATTTTGACCTTGAACTCTTGCTCATGGGAGGAATTGTTGATAGAGAGATAGATTTCTTCAACAAAAAAACAAATAAGCAAGACAAAATGTTTGTTCGTTTAAAATCTGTTTCTCATGAAGAATGGGTTAAAGCAGAAGCTAAACTCAATAAAAACAAAAAAAGTAAAAAAACTGTTAAGGATTTCGTCGGAGCACTTGTAGCTAAAAGCTGGGTAGATTCTGACGCCAAACCTATACCAATAACAGCAATTCGTTCATTAGACAATGGTACTTTGAAAAATATTTACGAACAAGTTAAATTTGTATCTGGACAATTTGAAGATAAAACTGAAGAGAGAATGATTGAAAAATTATTAGATTTTTAGACATTGAAGATGGTCGTGGTGGATGGATCACGATGAATTTTATAGGAGGAACTCCTCTTGTAAAATCTATGCGAGAAATCACCCCTCTTCAAATAAAAACTATTGGAATTATAAATAAAATACATAATAAGATTATAAAAAAGAATATTAAAGATAATAAAAATGATTAATATTCTTTTAAATCCTTTTTTTTAAGATTTGTTACTTTTTTAGGCCATAAGGCAGCGAGAGCCATCGTCAATTTCAGAGGTTGTAATCATGCTTGAAGAATTATTAATTAAAATCAAAGCAGTACTCGAGGGCGGAGGCTTTGACGATGCTGTTAGCAGTATAAAATCAGTTGGAATTCAATCTCAAACAGCAACAGAGCAGATGAAAAATGATATAAATTCTGTCAAATCAAACAGTTCTGGTGTTTGGAGCAGTATAACAAGTAATGCTTCTTCGGCATGGTCGAGTATAAGTAATGGTGCATCGAGTATTAAAGAAAGTATCAGCAGTGCTTTTGCAGGAGCTAAACAAAGTGCTTCTGATTTTATGAGCCATCTTCAAGGAATGGAAGGAATGATGGCAGGTATTCTTGGTGGTGTTGGTGTTGCATCTGTTACAGATTTGGTTGTAGGTACTTCTGCGAAAGCCGAAGTAAATAAAGTTTTGCTTAATAACATGACTCAGACAAAACAAGGTGCTGAGGCATTATACACTGCTGTTGATAATGCTACAAATAAAACTCTTGTTAGTATGCAACAAGTTATACCTGCTTTAAATAAGTTCAAAGCTTCCACAGGTGCTAACGAACAAGCATTGAAAGGTATTACTCCTAAACTTGCTAATTTTGGTTCATATGTTTATGCAATGACTGGAAGTGCAGCATTAGCCGATACTGCAATGATGGATCTATCCAAAGGTATTGATGGAGCTTTCGCAAGTTTAGATCAATATGGAATTACAGAAAAATCTTTAATGGATACTGGTCTTTGGTCTGGTAAAAAGGATGATGTAGAAGGCTACATGAATGCTGTAAGCCAAGTAGTAGGAAGTACTGACGAACTCATGGGAACTTTCACAGGTATTAAAGCTACTATGGGAAAAGTATTTAGCGTGGCTGGAAAACAGATAGGACAGGATTTATTACCTGTTCTTAAAGATCTTATGAATGGTTTTATTGACCTTAATAAAGCTACTGGCGGGAATTTAACAAGAGGAATATTAGCTGTTGTTGGGGGTTTAGGTGGTTTATTAACTGTTGGTTTTGGTGTTAGTACTTTACTTCCTTTAATTACTAGTGGGTTTGGGGTTTTAAAAGGAGTACTTACAGGAATTAAAGCTCTTGCTACAGGCACTGCTTTGACAAATGCAGTTAAAGGTGTTACTGAGAGTACAGGTCTTGTTGCTCATACTGCAGAACTTACAGCAAATACTACAGCTTTAACAGCAAATACTGCAGCTCTTGAAGCGAATAACATTGCAAGAGTAACATCTATGGGTGCTGTTGCTGCAGGTGTTAAAGGAATAGGTGCTGTAGGAAGTGCAGCAGGAAGTGCAGCTCCAGGAGCCGCGGCAGGTGCGACAGGATTTGCAGCCATATCATCATCAATAACTAGCATGTTAATTCCATTATTAGCTATTAGTGCAGTTATTGCAATAATGATACCTATAGTAGCTGGTTTAGTCATTGAAATTATCGCATTTGTTAGGTTAATTGGTGAAGTTATTAAATTGCTTGGTTTTGATAAGCTTAATCTCAAACCTGCAATTGAAGGCATTAAACAAATAGGTTTAGCAATGTGGGAAATAGGCAGAGCTTTTGCAGCGATGACTTTGATTAATCTTATAGGTATTATTCACACTGTTACTGGAGGAATTTTAGGATTTTTTGTATCTTTAAGCACATTTGTTGCAGAAGTCAAAGCAGGAGTACCTATAATAAATGAACTAGCATCGATAGCAGATATTAATCCTAATGTGGCTAAGAAGATTAAAGCATTTGATGATGCATGTCAACAAGTGGTAACAGCAGTACAAGCATTAAGTACAATAGACTCAAGTTTATTTAACTGGAATCCGTTCACAAATTTTATTAATAGTTTAACAACTGCTAAAGAAGATATTACTGAAGCTGCCAATATTATAAACAATTTCAAAGATATTCATAATATTAATCCTGCTGTAGTCAATAAGCTTAAAGCTGTAACCGATTCACTTAAACATGTAGCAGATAGTATTTCAGCTTTAAGAACTGTTGATGATAAGTTACAAACTTGGAATCCATTATCTAACTTGATTGAAGCAATGAAAAGTGCTAGAAAGGATATCGGCAATGCTAGTATTCAATTAAGGAGTTATAGTACAATAGCTAATGTTCCAGAAGGTACAGCTAATAAGATAAAAACAGTCACTGATTCATTAAAAAATGTAGCTGAGGCTATCAGTTCCATGAGAACTGTTGATGATAAGTTACAAACTTGGAATCCATTAAGTAACCTCATAACTACTATGCAATCTGCTCGAACTGATATAGGCCAAGCTTCTGTAATTTTAGCAGGATACAGTACTTTAGCTAATATTCCAGAAGGAACGGCAGAAAAGATTCAACGTGTTCAGTGGAGTATTTCTCACGTTGTTAATGCTCTTAATAGCTTAAACACATTGAATAGTAAATTAGGTGAAGTTGATTTATCTAATTTAATATCTAAGATGCAAACAGCTAGAACTAACATAGGATTTGCAAGTGTATCTTTAGCCAGTTATAGTACTTTAGCTAACATCGATTCTATCATTTATGCAAAAATCGACGCTGTTAAAAATGCAGCTGTGAGAGTAGCACAAGCAACTACTTCATTAAATGGTATCCCTGCTCCTTCTGGAAATAATAATCTCGATTTGGCTGTTGAAACAATAAAAAAGGCTACAACTAAACTAAATGAACTAACTGGTTTAACTGTAAATGGAGAAACTGTAAGTGGTGTTGTAAATGCAATATCAAATGCAATTTCTCAGATAAATGCAAAATTAAACAGTGCAAATCCTGCTCCTGCGGCTAAAAATCTTGGGACTAAGATTGTTAATGGTTTCAAATCATCTGCAATACAATTAAAAACTGTTGCTGGGGCCGAAGCAAACTGGGCAATCAATGCAATCAATACTAAAGCAAGTAGTATATGGACTGCTGGGTCAAAATTAGGATCAAGTCTAGTTCGTGGATTTAGATCTGGTTTGAATCAAAGTTCACCGGGTGATGCTGCAAAAGCTGCTGCTGCTGAAGCAGAGTTTATTAACAATGCTTTCACTGATAACTATAGTTCTTTATATAATATTGGTAAAGAAGCTATGAGTTCAGTAGCTAGTGGTTTTGGTTCTGGAGTTAATTCTGGTAGTCCTGGAGATCTTGCAAATGCAGTACTAGCTGAGATGAATTATGCTCTTGATTTTATGAGTAATCTTATTCCTGAAGCTTATACTTTAGCTAAAACTTTAGGTGAAACTATTGTATCTGGTTTTGGAACACCTACTTTACCATCTGTTGCTAATGAAGGTTTTGAAGATTTTAAATATCCTGCTGTTATTGGTGATGTTCCAAGCGGAGGTAATGTTACTGTAAATAATAATGAATGGAATTTAACAATCAATAATCCAGTAGTTAAAGATGAAGATGACATTGATGATTTTGAATACAAGTTAGAAAGATTACTCGATAAAAAATTAAGAACCACATAAGGAGGAATTAAATGCCATATTACTCACTAGTGCCCAAGCCTTCAAATGAAAAATTAACTCTTGAAGTTATGTCAAAAGCAATTTCATTAAAAGTCAAATTGGGAGCAAGATTTAATCCTCAGTTAAATAATGAAACCATTGATTTTGACAATGTTATTGGTAGTCAAACTATTCATCAAGGAGCAAGAGGAGGGGAATTAGAAATTGAACCTCTTTTTGAACTTAATAGGGATCCAAAGGATTTAGACAAATTAAAAAAATTAGAGAGTTGGTATCTTAATGGAACTCAACTTTGGGTTTTATATGCTACTGATGAAAAATATGCGAACCTTATATTTGGTTGTAAAGGGCATCAATCTTATATAATTGTTGATGTTGATGTAACAGAATATCATAGAGGTCGACATGATTTAAAATTAAGACTTCAAAAACAAACAATATTTCCTCCTGAAGTGAAAAGCTTCACATCATGGAAACCAGCCACTAAAACCACCTCTACAAATTCCAAGTCTGTAGCTAAATCAAATCCTTTAATCACTGCTCTTGCTAAATGTAAACTTCCTCTGTATGAAAACAGATTAGGGAAAAACAAAACAAGTGATTGTGATTTAACATGGCAGGAAATTCTTAGATTGTTCAAATTTTACATCACTTATAACGGCAAATCTCTTAAACTTGATGGTTATTTTGGTTTTTATACCGAGGACGCTACTAAAAAGTTTCAGAGAAAATATAAGATTAAAGTCACTGGAAAATGTGATACTCAGACACTTAAAAAGATTAAACAGTTGATATTAGCTAGTATCAAAAAAGAGGTTACTGTTCAATATCCTAAAAGTGTTGGAGGAGTACAAATAATAAGATAAAGGTGTGTTTTGATGGTTAAAATTTATGCTGGAACTGTACCAGACTTAACATCTGCTATTTTTTCTGACTTATCATACAAGCAACATGTTTATAATCCAAACACAATTTCTTTTCAATCAACTAAAAAAATTGGAAATGGAACAGATATAAGAGTTTTAGGGAATTTCCCAGATTTTGGAGGTAAAATCAATGATTCAGACATTGGTGATGGGATACATTCTTATGAAGCTATTGATTACTCTGATTTGCTGAGAGGGAAAATTAAAGGTAGTTTTTCAAAAAAAAGCAGAAGTTATATGCTTAAATCAATATTAAAATCTAAAGGTTTGAAAATTGGTGGTATAAAAAATACAAAGAAAAAATATGATTCTCTAATTTTCAAGGATGTCAAAGCCATAGATGCATGTCATCAAATATGTAATCTTGAAAATGATCATCATGAGTTTTTTGTCAATAGTAATGGAATAGGTGTGTTTAAGAAGATACCTCAAACATATAAAGGAATTGTTCTTAGACCAGGTCATTATGAAGGTTACAGTACCAAAACTGATACTAGTAACATTATAACTGAAGTAAAAGTCTATGGTAAAAAAGATGCTGCAAAGCTATTGTACAGTTATAAGAATAAACCTTTATCTGCTAAATATGGTGTTATCACAGAGTTAATCATTGATGATAATATTAAAACAAAAGCTAAAGCTAAAGCTAAAGCCAAACAATTGTTTCAATCTAAAGGAAGGGCTGAAATTGAAGCAGTTTTAACAATACCTGCTATAAAAGAATATAAACCTTTAAAGCCAGGAGATTGGATTGTTGTTTATGATAAATCAGGTAATATGAAAACCCTCTTTATTGAAGAGATGACTTACAAAAAAGGCCTTCTATCACTTAAATTAATGAGTGAAAAAACACCAGCACCTGAAAGCTGGACATATAAACCTCCAGATAGTAAAAGTAAAAATACTTGCAGTTCAAATGCTAAAGGAATAAGTCCTCCAAAGAAAGTTGAAGGATCTTGCAAATTTTGTAAGCAATTACCTACTCAAAAAAATACTTTTGTTAATAAATGTCCTCATTGTGGTAAAAAAGGCAAACTAAAATTTAATTATGGCCATAATGGGAAGAAAAAGTATAATTATAGTCATCATGATGCACCCGAAGGACAATTTACTTGTGATCCTAATCAAGGAGGTTGTGGTGCTGATTATTGTGCCAAATGCGGATATGAAAAGGTTTATAAGAAAAAATATCATCTTACGAAAGTTTCTGGAACATCTTCTTGTTCTGTTGCAGGTGTTAATAAAAATGTGTCTGCTAAAGCGAAATCATTAGGCAGTGCATGTAAAATTTTCAAATGGATTAAAAGCAATATCAAATATGCATTTTATTATGACAATAAATATTCTGCTTATGAAGTTATGACTAAAAAGAAAGGTAATTGTGCAGATCAATCAAGATTACTCATAGATATGTTAAAATCAATTGGCATAATTGGTACAAGAAAACATACAAAATGTCCATATCGTGGAGGTATGGTGGGACATTATAATGTTAGTGCAAAAGTCAATGGCATGACTCGAATTATTGATACAGTGAGTTCAAATCCTGCAAACAAGCATAAGGGAGCATGGACTAGAACTTCATCGTGCTAGGTGGTTATTGTGACAGCTGAAGATAAACTTGCATCATTGATGAATGATAGGCTTGATTTTGGCGAATCTCCTCTTGAATGCAGAGTGTATTCAAAATCAAAAGGTATTAAATTAGTAGTTTTAGGAACTGAACATCAAGAAAACCCTATTAAATTCACAACAAATGTTAAAATTCTTAAACATATTGATGTTGAAGTAGGTAACCGTGTTTTAGTAGCATTTATTCAAGGAAAGATAAATAAACCAATTATTGTGGGAGTGATTAAATAATGGAGGATATTATAGATTTTGGTTGTGATTTTGATTCAAGTTTTGAATTATTAAGTCCTGGCGGACATTTCAAAATGGTTAGTGGTGTTGAAAATGCAAAACAAATAGTTGTTAATAGATTAACTACAATTCCTGATGATCTTGCTTTGTTTAATTATGATCATCCTCATAATGATTCTTATAAATATCTTGCTTCTACTGATGTAACCCATGCAAAAGCATTGATTAAATTAGCTACAGAAGAAGCATTAGTTAGATTAGGTATTGTAGAAGAAATAATAAGTTTAGAAGTTAATTATAAACCAAAATCCTGTTATGTTGATATTACTTTGAAATTGATTGATGGAACTATTTTAGATGAAGATATTGAATTGTACGAGGAGGATTAAGTAAAATGGCTGAATTAGATTTTGAAGAGTCTACTGATGAACCTCAAGATAGTATTAAAATGTTCACTGGTGATTCGGTTTCTGTCATGAGTATAGTATCTGAAATGTTTAATATTTATAAATCTCAGTTTGAAGAGGGAAAATCACCAATTAAGTATCTCGATGAGGGAGGTGAAGCAAGAAATATCCTTGAAGTTATAAGCTTTATCATTATTTTTTATTTTCTTTTTTACTTAAACTCAATGGCTCTAGTGTATTTCATACCTCATTCTAGTGGAGATTTCTTAGATATTCTTGGAAGAGATAATCTTCGAAGTGCAGCTGAAAAAAGTAAAAGAGATTTATTGTTTTATTTTCCTGACGATGCTGTAAAAGATTATGATATAACTATTCCTGCCTGGTTTGTTGCAAGTACTGAAGATGATGAAGGTCTTGAATTTGAAACAATTGTAGAAACTGTTCTTGTAGCAGGTCAAAATAGTGTTCTTGTTCCTGCACAGTCAATATACGGAGGAAGTGAATATAATGTTGGAAGTAATCGTGTGACAGTTCTTGAAGAGGAACTAGATGATTTAGAAGTGACAAATCCAAATCCTTTCATAGGTGGGACTGATGATGAAGATGACGAATCTTATCGTGCTAAATTACTTGCAGAAAAACGAGGAGTAAACTTTGGGAGTGTTGAATGGTATAAAGATGAAGCTGAAAAAATAGACGGAGTACATGACGCTAAAATTGTTAATTGTGAGAATGGAAATCATACACTAGGAATAATTATCAATCCCCCAGTCGATGACATTATTAGTAATGTTATAAATTTTTTCAGTTCACCAGGGAATATTCCTGGGGGAAATTCTCATTATATTTATGGAGTTACTCCTGTCTCTGTTGATTTAATCATTGAAAATATTACATTTTCTCCAGATATAAATCCTCAAGATGGTCGCGACGAAATACAAACAAGATTATTAAACTTTTTTAATAATCGTATGATTGAAACTGATTTTTCACGAAGTGACATTTTAACAATATTATCGCAAATCGAGGGATTAATTGATTATTCTCTTTTGGCTCCTGCACAAGACATGGAATGCGAACCTAATAGTGTTTTTGTAGCTGGTACAATAGATTTAAGGAGTTAAATATTTATGGCCAGTTTAGGGGATTATTTAATAAGTCTGTTGCGTAAAAATAAACCAATTCAAAAACCAGATAATGCCATGCACCAGTTATTGAAGTTTGGCGTTGGAGGTTTACTTGATTATTACGAAGAGTTTATGAATATCACAATTAGTAAAATTAATATTTTCAATAATAATCCTGCTGAAGATACTACTGAAATGGAAGAGAAAATATCAGCAGGATTATTAAAACTTCAAGGTGATGAATTAGGAATTTACCGGCATGAAGGAGAGTCTAATGTAAATTATCGTAATAGACTACTTGCTTTCATGAATGGAAATAACAGCATTCTTGGAATTATCACAATAGTTTCTAATTTATTGAATATTCCTTCTGATAGTTTCCATGTCATGCATGAAGTATTAAATAATGAACCTCTTGGTTTTGAAGATACTATTACTAATATGCTTGATAATGAAACAACGAATATTTTAGTTTCTTTAATTAGTGAAAAAGAGCCTAACGGAAGCACTATTATAATTGAGTTGCCTGATGGTGCTGATTGTGAACTTGTGTATGATGTTGTTAGTAAAATGCTTTTCGTGGGAGTTAATCTCATTGTTAAAAGTGGAAGTATAAGTTATCCATAGGGGTTTTTGATATGGTTGATCATGATAGGTTATTGATAGCTGTTATTTCAGCTGTTGATGAAGAATTACATGGTAAGTATGATTTTGAAAAAATAGTCTCAAATCACACTATAAATAAAGAAGGTGAGATTGTGGTGACTGGTTCTGATTTTGAATTTGGTTTTGATAGTAGAACTTATGATTTAATTTGGGGAGCTGGTGTTTGATGGTTAAAATTAAGAAAGATTCGAGAAAATGGTTTTTCAAAGGATCATCAAAAAAAGGCAAAGAAGAGTTTCCTGTCGAATGGCTCAATGGAGTCATGTCTTATATTGAAACTGGAAATCAGGAAGCATTTATAACTTTACCTTTTGATTTTGAAAATGGGCAATTTCCAGATGATGAAGAAGAACATGAGGCGAAATTTGCTTCAAATATATTTATCAAGGGCAATTTTGAAAACAACCAAGAAAACATAATAATCAACAGAGAAGGTAGTTTTAAAATAAATTTTTACCCAAACATTGCTCCTTTTCATAGATTTAAGAAAGTAATTGTTGAAACAAGTACTCAAGCTCAATTAAGGTTATTGTTCCGTGATTTTGCAGGTAATATTGTATATAATGAAATAACAAATGTTGCTTCTGGAAAAGCTGTTTTTAGTTTAGAACCTCTTGAATTAAATCTTCAAACAGTTACAGCTGAAATAATAACAAATTCTGATGAAACACAAATTAATAATATTATTTTTAGTTTTGATCTTAAAGCGGAAAAAGTAGATCAAATTTTCAAAAACTTAGTTAGACTAAATCAAGAAGGAAAAATTGATGTTGATCAGTTAGACATTAAATATATTTCTGGAGCTGAAACCATTGCTGGTGAGGAGTTGCCTGTAAATAATCAAAATAATAATGTCATTCTACCTGAAAATCTTTTTCCAGATATAATTTTAGATGATGATTGTGATTTATATATAAGTTGGGATCCTACAGATGTTTCAGCACAAATTAATCAATTAAAACAACAAGTAGAAAATTTACAATCTATTGTTGAAAACACAACAATCCCTTATGATGTAGGAGACATTATAAGCACAACAAATTCAAAAAATCCTGCAACAAGGACAGGATGGGAACATACAACATGGGAAGCTTATGCTAAGGGTCGTGTGCTTGTTGGAATTGACCAAAATGATAGTGATTTCAGTTCTGCAGGTAAAATGGGCGGTGCTAAAAAACATAAGCTAAATGTGAACGAAATGCCTTCACATAATCATGCTGGAAGTATTGGTGGTGGTGGAAGTGGAAATACTGGGAGTAATTCCCATGCACATGGTTTGCATTGGGATCATGTTAAACTGAGTATTGGTGGATCCTCAATTGCTTTAGTACGTACTGATGGAAGTAATACTTCAAGTAGTAGTGTAATGACAACTAATACTCATTATCATACTCTAGCAACACATACACATAGTATGAGTATTGGTTCAACAGGTGGAAGTGGAGAACATAATAATCTACAACCTTATGTATCTGTTTATATTTGGAGGCGTGTAGCATGAAGTTTATTGCAAATATTTTATATAAAATAAAAAAAGGAATGCCTGGAGGAGTAGCTGAACTTGATAGTAATGGGAAAGTTCTTAGTACTCAATTACCTTCTTATGTTGATGATTATGAAGAATTTGACAGTTATGACGATTTCCCTCAAACTGGGGAAGCAGACAAAGTATACTTAGATAAAAGTACTGATAAGACTTATAGATGGACTGGAACACAATACGGAGTTATCGGAAGCAACATTGCTCTTGGTGAAACTCCTCAAACAGCTTACAGAGGAGATCGTGGTAAAATAGCTTATGATCATTCACAACAAACTAGTGGAAATCCTCATAAGGTTAGTGCTTCTGATTTAGGGCTTTCAGAAGTAGCTACGACTGGAGATTTTGAGGACTTGATAAATAAGCCAACTATTTCTGGTGGTGGCAGTAATGGATTACCACCTATATATAATTTAAAAAGTGGAAAATTCTTATACAGAGCCAATGATCCCAATAAACCCGTATCTGATGTAAATGAAGACCAAACAGTTTTAATTCTTAGTGGAGAATTTGCAGATTTCAATATAGCTGTAATAACAACTTCGAGGATGGATTATAATGGAAGATATTGGGTGTGTGGTAGATGGCGTAATGTTAATTATAATCCATTGGTTGAAGTAACCAATCAAGCTCAGAAAGATATTCTAAATAAAATAATGGATTTAAACCCTACTTCTTTTAAACAAGCAGCAAGTGGGCAAAGTCTTACAGTTGAAAGAAGCGAGAATATAATGTGTGGGTATGATTGGGTTACTGGAAACCGTCCTTTTAGTATGTACAGACAGGGGTGTTTGTTAATTTTTGATGATACTATTGCAGCTACTACTTACAGTGCTAGAAGAGCTTTTATAATTGGGTTTGGCTCTCAAAATTCTTCTTCGTGGGCAGGAAATATTAGAGTTGGGATAAGAGAGAAACCAGCTAATTCAACTACTTGGGGAGCAGAAACATTATATTGAAGGTGGATTAAATGAATCATGAAAAATTTGAACTCAATTTTGATATAAACGAAGCACCAGAGAGTATCAAAAACAATATTCTGAATAAAGGCTACTTTTATGACTTAGTAGATGAGGAATATATTCGTAATACTGAAAAAGAGAATGAAATAAAGCGAATGAATGAAGTTAATGAATTAAAACAGCAAATAAAGGAACTACAATTATCTGATGATGAAAAGGATTTTGTTATCAATATTCTTATAACGGACTATGTTGGCGGTAGTATTGAAAAATCAGATAAAGACTTGCTTAAATCTTTTAAAAATAGAATGAATCAAGTTAAACAATTACAAAAAGAATTGGAGACTAAATAATGAAATTAGAAAATAATATTTAAAAATGCGGGCGTGGTTGGATTGGGATTTAAAAGCATAGCATCTACCGTTGTCGCTGGAGGTTTTGTAATATTAATTGAAGTGTTAGTAGATAATAATTTCAAATTAAATCTTGAAGAAATTACAACACTGATTTTAATCATTATTTTATTATCAATCAGCAGCGGATTGATCTATATTGCTTCCTTTAAGGAAACAAACAAGAAAAAAGACATTGAATATAAAAATATTCATGTCAACGATGAATTAGATTATGCTGATTTGATTAATATAGTGCATTTGCAGAATCAAACAATTAAAGAAAAAACTAAACAAATTAATAACTTATATGATAAGATTAAAGATAAATAAATATGGAGTTGGTCGTGAATGGTTGAAAAAACAATGAAGCAGTATGAATTAGAATTTAAAAGACTTATAAATAAATATAATATTTTATTAGATATTTTATATGCTTTAATTTTAATATTTGTTGGTTTGGGGGTCTTATTATCTTTTGATTTGAAGTTTATTCTCTTTACAATAGCTGTAATTCTAGTTGTTCTTACTTTTGTTATTAAACAGTCCAAAGAAGATAAGGAAAGACGATTTAGTGTTAGATTCTTAGCTGAAAGGGTTGTTAAAAACGATAAGGACTTAGAAAACATGGATACTACTCTTGAAAAGATTAATAAGAAGTTGAATGAATTATTAGAAAAATGTAAATGGTGAATGATATAATGAAAGAATTTATTAGAAATAATCCGAAGTTAAGTAAGCTATTCACGTCCGACGGGATAGTATTATTTGGATTGTTAGCTGGAGGAATTTTAACACAATTTGGTGAGATATTACCTGCTGTAGTTGCTTCTACATTAGGTTTTATTGTGAAAATTTATAATATTTATATTGGTTTGAATATTATAAAGGGAAGAGAAGAAATTATAGTAGAAGAAACTGGGAAAACAGTCAACGAATATTTAGAAAATGAAGAAGGTGCTTAATTATGGCTATAGATTGGACTGAAAAAGAAATATTATTACTAATAGTGAATTTAGAAGATATGTATAAAAGAGGAGTTAAATACGCTAAAGAACATCCAAAAGAAAAAGAATTTAAAGTTTATGTTAATTTTAAAACAAAAACAGATTATATTTCATGGCCTAAAGTTAAATCACTTAAAAATGATCTAGCTAAAAGAATAACAGAGTATGAAAACACAAATAAAGAAACTCCTCACAGTGTTTGGGTGAATAAGCCTAAAACCACGGCTACTATTAAGAAAGATCCTGAATGGATGAAAAACAAATACATATTACAAGTAGCTAAAAAAATAGGGTCTTGGAGAAATGGTAAAGAATTTGTTGAGAAAATTAGGGCTTATGCTAAAAAGAAAGGTGGATTATACAAATACTACTTGAATTCTAGGCTTTTAGGAACTCAAAAAGAAATCGATGGATTAACAAACGGTTCACTTGGTAACTGTGTCGATTGGTCTCAGTTTGGATATGCTATGTTTAAAATCATGGGTTTTGTTTGTAGATATGCCCAATGGGCTTGTACTAATGTTACACACTTAACAGTGGAAGTTTATAAGTTAATAACTAATAATTATGATGTTGTTGATCTTGCAGCTATTGTTGATGCTAATAGTCGTAGATATGAGATTGGGGAGCATTGGTGTAGTAATAAAAGAGTTGCTACAAATCCTAATTGGATGTTTGAAAAAGGAGCTGTTGTATAAATATAATTTTTTTGAGGTAGATCTCTCTGGGGTCTACCTCTATTTTTTTAATAGTTAGTAGTACTTTTTATCTTTTCCTTATTATTATTACTTCTCATTTGCTTGGAGTTTTATTATTATATATAAAATACATAAAAATCAATCATGAAAATAAAAAGGAGGCTTAAGCATAAAGATTTATATAATGATTAAAAACAAAATATTATTATTGTTTTTTTCATGGAATGGTGATTATATGAATGAATGTAATGAGAAAATTAAACAACTAATGCATTATATTATAGATAAATGTAACAATAAAAAAACTTTTGGAACTACAGTACTTTATAAATTAATGTATTTTTCTGATTTTAATCATTACGAAAAATATGAAACACAAATAACTGAAGAAACTTATTTAAAATATCCCCATGGACCGGTTCCTTCAAATTTAGATCATTTTTGCAATGAACTTGAAAAAGAAGGTAAAATAGAGTTACATAAAATACCTCACAATGGTAACATGACTCAACATAGAAGAATTTCGTTATCTAATCCTGATACTAGTTTGTTGTCTACTAAAGAAATTGAAACTATTGATACTGTTATTGAAGAATTAGGAGATATGACTTCTACAAAGATTGAAGAATATTCTCATAAAGATAAACCATGGAGAGTCGCACAATTTCGTGAACCCTTGGATCCTGAATTTGTTTTTTATCGGGACGATGAGTATTCCGTGAGAGAGTATGATGACTAACTATGTTTGTGAATGCTTCCCTAAATTTAATGATGAGCAGGATGATTTACTCAAAAAATGTAAGTCACTTAAAGATGATGTGGAAAGGTTTAAAATAAGCCTTATTGATAATATAGAGCGTAATAATGGAGAAATACCTGTAAAAAAGAATAGTTTAGTACATGTTAATGGAATAAAATCACCATTACCTATTTTTAAAGTTAAGAAATTTCGTTGTAAAGGTATACCTAAGGGTAATAGATCAGGGTTTAGATTAATATTTGCTTATGATAGATCCGTATCCTTAATTTATTTCATTCAAATTTATTATAAAAAGAATGATAATACGGAGATGGATAGAAAACGTGCTAAGAAAGCATGCGATTTTATTTGTGATAATTGATTTTTTTAAATCATCCTTTTTGTTGATCATTTTTTACAGCGTTAGTTTTATATTCTTTGTTTTTTTTATTATAATTTACTCTTTTGTGTCGAGTAATAGGTTATAAATACTTACTCTTTTATAGAGAGTAAACATGAATTTACCCGGACTATTTTTTATAAAATTTTAAATCATTAATTTTAAAATAAATAATATTTATCTTTGTAATATTTAAAAGAACTAAATTTTTCTTATTTTTCATTATTTTTTTTCACAGAAAACAAAACATTTATATACTAGTATCAACATAGTATAATATACAAGTAGCAATACTTGTAGGAGGTGTAAAAAATCTCAAAAGAAGACTTGAAAGAGTTCTTAACTATCCTCAAATTGGTAGTAGAGATAGTTAAGGAACTCATATAGACTTTAGGGGGAAATCCCCTAATTTCTACTTTCAAGTAATTTATATATCTTTCATAATATATAATACTTTCTTTGAGAATAAAACACTTCCATTTTTTTATTTTTGGAGGTTTTGAAAATGGAAATAAAAATAAATAATGCTATCGAATCATTAGTGAAAACAGCACAACCACATGGAAATGGGGCAAGAGTACTAGTTCCCAAAGCTTGGATAGGAAAAAGAGTACAAATAGTACTATTAGAAGAAGATTAGACTTCTAAGATAACAATCATCATTTGAAATTGAATTGTTCTAGAAAACTGGGTTCTTCCTTTAACTTCTTTTTTAAATCACTTAAAAAAACAAATTGGCTACCATGACTAGCCATAACTATATTATCGTGTATGTCATGTTCTAGTTCTTTGATTCTTTCATAAGTCATTAAATTAGGGTTGAAATGATCAAAACCTAAGTATTTTTTATTCTCATTAATGGTGTTGAATATTCTGTCTTTTTCTTTTTCAGTTGTTTTTCCTGGTTGGAAATCCCTAATAGCTTTAATGGTTTCAGTGTATATTTCTGAAATTTTCTTATCAGTCATACTCAATAGTTTTATTTTTATATTAAAATATTGTTTTTATAGAGCCTGTGAAAAATAATATTATTAATATATAAAATTTTTAATAGCTATTAAATTTAATTAGTTAAATATATTAAAATATTAGTAAATATTCTATAGTTTTGAATAATACAAAATCATGAAAAAGTATGCCAAAAAGACAAATAAATTATGCGACATAGAACTATGTTGAAATCTAACATTTTTTAAATTTCAAAAATTTTGCATCAAACCAACTATACCATACTTAATAACAGAAAAATTTCAATGTCTTATTTTATAATAAAACTTTTTTAGTGGTATACTACTAATT